TCGTATGGCGAACCGCCCGACAACAGTTGGCCGCGGTTGAAAAAAAAGCGAATGTACTGATTGCCGAACTCAAGCACAAACGACTGCGTGCTGGAAAACTCGAAATGAGCCAGCCAAGTGCGATTGGCGCTGCTCTTGACCTCGGCGACATAGCGCGTGCCACCACGGCGCACGGCCGGGCCTTGCACGGTCGGGATAAAATTTTCTAGGACTTTGCAGCCGTTGCTGTATTTCGCAACATCGACGCGGCCATCCATGAGCGGAGACAATTCGCCGGCATTAAAACTTGTCCGAATCGGTGAGGCTTTTGGCATTATTCATACAACCAAATATTTGCTTGAACAATTTGCGCCGAACCAGATACGTTCTTGACGCGCACCAAATAAACTTTACTAAACTGCGTTACAAACTCGCCAGTAAAACCACCGCCACCGCCGCCAGCCTTGTGGCCTGTGCCTCCTGGTGCAAACGCAGATTCGAGCAACGTGCCGGCCGATGTGATGGTCGGCGTATGTACTACAGTCGCTGAACTTGTCCTGGCCGATCGTCGATTACGATTAACCGGCGTGACCGCGGTGCCGCCACTAATAACGGCATCTTCATAAAAATATACTTCAGCATCGCCGCCCACCTGGACATCCAAAATACTATGCGGTCCGACGGTTGAACTGGTGGTGAATGCTATATCGGCAAATGCGCCGCTTGCAATTTTGCTGCCATTATCCCAAAGCCTGCCGGCCGTAAACATGCGCCCCTCATGCGTGCGCAGCTGCGCCAGGTCAATGACCGGCAAAGGATAACTAGAGCTGGTTTCGCTTAAAACATTGGAACTATCAAATGTGGCCAGCCTTACCGCAGGCACGGACGAATTTGAATGAGGTAGTAGCGGCATATTACAACCTCGATATAATCCATTGGTTATCTGGCGGCATTACGCTTGGCTTTTCAATTGCGCCAATACGAACGGCTTGCTGAATTGCACGTCTATAATCATTCATAGCAGCCTGCTTTTTGCTATCAGATTGCGTCAATTCTTCACAAATTTCCATAGCGATCCGCGACGCCAGCGCCTCGCGAAAGTTGCTGTCCCAGGCATTCGGTTCAGTCACCTGGGCGATATAGCGCAGCTTCAACGGCGCGCCAATGTCGGTCAGGACGACGTTGCCCTCAATGGTCCATTCCAAATATTCGGCGTCAATGTAGTTGTCCATCACGGCCGCAGGGTAGCGGTCGTCGACCATATCGATGCGCAGAAAATCTGGCGGCAGCGCATACTGGTGCTTGTAGCCAAATGTCGGCGCTGCAGACAGCGCAGCCAGCTCGATGCGCTTCATCGCAAACTGCCAGCGGTGCGCTCGCAGCTCGTCGTCGCGAAGATCCTCAAAACAGCTTGCGACAGCGCGCGCTTGCTTGTTGTCGTCAGATAAGGAAATAATGCGCGCCGCGCCGAGCTTAGTCAGCGCGCGATTGGCTACCTGAATGACTGAGGCCATGTTGACCCCCTATTAACCAAGACCAATCAAATACGCAAAAATTGCAGATGGCGTGCCGCCAGTTAGCGCAAGGCGAACATCACCGGCCGGCAAATCAATCATTGTATCGACGTAAGGCAGCGTAGCCGACGCAACCAACGTATCGATAGCGTACACATTAGACCAGGTGCCGTTCGGCGTTCTAATTTGCAAAGATGCAGTAGTGCCGCCGGCGGTGCCTTCCACCATAAATATATACTGACCGCCTTTAATGGCAACCGCGGAGCCAGTTGCACTAACGCTCGACGCTAGCGTGTAGGCGGTATCATCTGCGCGACGAATAGGCATGATTTACTCCTTACGCCGGTGGATAATTTTGACGCAGAATAAAGTTTTTTAGATTGTCAATTGCAACCAGCAAGCTAGTGCGATCAGTAACCGCGGTGTCGTTGACCACAATTTCTACTTCTTTGCTTGTCGTTGACGAGGAGCTAACGGCTGCTTCGTACTCGTTGTCGCCCTCATTGATACCGTAATAGATCGTCATATCAATTCTCCGATGTGAAAAAGGGGCCAGGTTTCCCCAGCCCCCGGAAGCCGATTAGTTCGGCATCGAGTAGTACAGATCGACAACCAGCGTGCCAGACGACGGAAGGTTTGCGGCTGCAATAGTTGCAATCACATTCTCTTCAGCTGCCAAAGGCGACGCTGCACCCACCGTTGCCGCGGTGCCGAACAAAGTCGGCGTGTCGGCGCTGGTGAAGGTAGCGGCTGCACGGTATTTGCCGGCGGTGCCAGAAATACCGACTGCCACGGTTGAAGATCCCAAAGTTGCCGAAGCAGTCAGCACACCATAAGCGAACGTCGCGCCTGTTGGCAGGGTGCCGAGCAGGATTGTGTCGCTGGTAGTTTGACTAGCCAGGGTAACAGTTGCACGCAAGCGCTTGACGCGCGCGCCATAAACCGAAGCAAAAGGACGATAGCCAGTTGCTGCTGCGGTTGTGGTGCCGGTCGTAGTGCCAGCCAACTCATTAGAAAGATACTGAGGCATGATCGGTTACTCCTTATGCGCAGTTGATAAGAACACACTTGCGCTCTTCCATGCGTGCGCCACCGAAAGTGCCGGTCACATACACCTGGTAAGAATTGCGCTTGTCTGCACGACGGTCGATCGAGGTGGTGATGTCGTTCCACATGCCAAGAGCTAGGCCCGATTTGGCAAACACCGGCACCATAAAGCGCGAGCCAGTAGTGTAAGTGCCATCGCTTGAGCCAGTAGCAATGCCGGTATTGATCGCAGCGTTAAAGCCGCTACCGCCAGGGATTCGCTCCGAATTGATGAAGTTGAAACCCATGAACGACGTGATGCGACCATCGACCAGGACAGGCTTGGTGTTGTAGTCGAGGTTGATTGCTTGCGCCTCGTTCAACAGATCATCGTGCTGGCGCGAAGAAATCACGCAGTACAGAGGATCGTTGTCGACATCGACTTCAGCAGCCATCAGGATACGCTTGGCGGCGCGCAGTTTGGCAATGTTCAGGCCAGTAGCAGCAGAAGCGCCAACGGTAGCAGCTACCGATTGCGAGTTGCTGTTAAAAGCGTACAAGGTGCCAGTAGCAGACGTGCCGTTTTCGCCGGTGTTGTTGGAGCCAAAGAAACCAGAAATGATTTCATCGTCTATTGCGCGGCCCATCGCCCAGGCACCAGCCATTGCGTAAGAGCTGGTCGGATCGATCAGCATACGCAGCTTGTCCTGGTTATCGATCAGGTCAGCCCAATCATAGTCGTTTGGATAAATCCAGCGCTTGTCTTGCGGTGTCGAGATCAGCGGAGTGTCAGAGTGACGCGACTGATTGCGAACAGGCGAGACAGAGCCGAATTGTTCGGCCATCGACGCAGCTTTACCCTGGAACGACATGGTTTGGACCGCATCACGCAGACGCGAACCCTGCTGCTGGAGCAGCATTTGTACATTCGTCGCGTACTGCTGGACGAACGCCGTAGATACATTGAAAGACATAATAATCCCCCTTGAGGATAAGTTTAGATTGTTGCCGCAGAGCGGCGCTTTTCAAGGGGCTTGTCCGATCGGGAAACCGACGGGGCCGGTCTGCCTTCTTTCAGGCTGTCATCCGGCCGCGCAGCGGTTATCGGATCCGGCATTCCGTTGACCCACGCCAAATAATCACGCGCTGCCGCAATAATTTCATGAGGCGACAGGCCCGGTCGGCTTGCCAGTTTGAGACATTCTAATCTAATTTCTGAATTGTGCATGGTTTTTTCGCAAGAATGTTGATCCAAGCGCATCATTCTGGATACGCCAAATTCATCAACCGCTGCATTTCAGATCTCGCATCAGCGTCGCCGCTAATGTATTTTGCAGTCCAGGTTTTGTCGGCACGCAATGCGCTAATACGTTGTTGCGCTGCCGACGGCGTCATCCCAAACGTGTTGCCGGTGCTGGATGTCACAAACTCGCTTTCGCCTTGCGCCCGGCCGATCGTCGCCATCAGCTTCAGCATCTCGCCGGTGCCAAGCGCGTTCTCCAGCGCCGACAGCTTTTCAGCGTTCAGACCATACTCGCGCGCCGCCCGGCGGCCGTATTCGACGTTTTCGTCAAACGCGCCACCCCATTCCTGCTTGAGCGATTGCATGTCCGATTCAGCCTTGGCCGCCAGCTCCTGCTGCATTTGCGTCATGCGTCCTGCGCCCTGCTCGTTGTACCAGGCGGCCAGACCTTCGGCCTGCTTTGCCGTCAGCCCTAGCTCATGGAACTTGCCGGCGGCCACTTTCGCGAACGCCCCGTCGTCGCCTTGCGGCACCGGCAGCTTGTAGTCCTCGGCCGATTTAGGACGGCCAAGCGCGTCGTAAACGCGGTTCCAACCTTCGGCATCATCTGCCCCCTTGGGCATTGGCATTTTTTCTGCGCCCAGGAGTTTTTCCAAATTCTTGTAGCCAACAGCCAGGTCAGCTGGATCCTTCCAGCCCTTGTTCTGGACGTAACCTTTTAGCTCGTTATCCTGGAAACCGTCGTACCAATTGCCGGCGGCGTTTGGTGCCGGGTTAGTGACCCCGCCCGTATCAGCAACCGCCGTGATCTGGTTGTTGGAAGTCGGCGAACCAGCGCCACCATTACCGGCAGCGGCGTCGCCTGCCGGGTTGCCGGCCAACATAGCCGACCCGTTTGCTCCATCAGACATGGTATTCCCCTTTGAGAGTTAAAAAGCGCCGGTCTTTCCCGGCCGTCATTGCCCTACTCGCTGCGCCGACGCTCATAACGCCGGTATCCGCTTTCGTTCAATCTTGATCGCGTTCGTGCAATTCGAACACTTGCTTTTCGTTGACGTACAGATGCGCCATAATGCGATTCCAGACCTCGCGCCGGCCTTCGGCCATTGCCATCGCCAGCGGGTCAATCGTCTTGGACACCGGCGACAGGACCATAGTGGATCCAGTAGCCCGACAAAATTTGCGTAGATCGTTCAGGACCAGCTGCCCTTCGGCAGTAAGATTGCCCTGGTCGTCCATGAAGGTACGGCGGTACGCCAGCTTCTTGCGCAGCACGCGCTCGATGATCTTGTTAATCATTCGGCCTGGCCTTTTTCGATCAGCTGGCGGTAGATTTGCAGCACATGGATGGCTTTGTCGATGTCCTGTAGACGATCGCCTTTCCTGCGCATAATGTATTTAATCGCAGAATACTGGCAAGCATTCAGCCGGTTTTCGATCGCCAGCTCCAGCGGTCCGATCGTCAGCTCCAGGTAATGCGTGCCGCCCACCTGGCGATCCAGAGCGCCAGCTGCAAACCGGCTTTGTGGCCGGCGCACAGCGTCGCGATTTAGAGCTTGGTCAATTGTGCTGCCCAGCGGCAGTTCGTCAGTCGTCATTTAGGAAAGATCCCTGGAGCTTGTTGCGACGGGGCCGCGGCCGCCATAGCGGCCACTTGCGCCAGGTCTTTGGCCGAACTAGACACGACCGGCGCGGCCTCCAGCAACGCAGCTGCCTGGGCGTTTTGCGACTCGTCGGCCTCTTTCTGCGCCAGCTCTTCAGGCGAGCGCATGATCTTGGCCGGCACCCCGTTGATGTCGGCCAGCTCGCGCGCCGTCTCGATTGGGTCGAACAAATCCAGCACCTTCGGATTGATCTGCGCCAGCGGTGCCAGGCTTTCCAGCGTGCGTAGGATAGCGACGCCATCCTCGCTGCGTTGCGCCCGGTTTAGAGGCGAAACGTATTCGATCTCGACGATGCCGCCCATTTCCATCAGGGTTTGCGGCATAGGCGGCAAAGCGCCAACCTTGGCCAAGATGTCGATCTCGCGCTCAATCATCGGTCCCAGGAACTCGGACTGCTGCCGGCCCATCGTCGGTGCCAACAGCGCGCCCTTTTCCTGCGCCCGCAGCATAGCCTCGGTGGCCGTCATTTGCGGTGCGTCGACCAGGATCTGAAACAGCGTAACCAGAAATGCGTCGTTGATCACCTTGCGGCGCTGGTCCATCATTGCTTCGCCAATGTCGATCCTGGCATTGGTA